GATTGGTCTGCGGTCGGGTACCACATCACGCCCACCGCGCCCGCCGCCGGTGCGCTGGACAGGGTGACGACGCCGGTGCTGGTATTGACCGTCGAGGGCGCGGTCACGGTGCCGTTCAGGGTGAAGCGGTTGAAGCTGTCGGTGGCCGTCACGCTCAGCAACGGCAAGGTCGGCAGGGTGAAGGTGGTGTCGCTACCGTCGAAAATCACCGAGACCAACTCATAGTTCTTGTACGGCGTGGTGATGGGCACGCTCAGGTTGCTGGAATACCCCAGCGTGAGGGACGCCAGCGTTTCGCCGTTCTGCAAAATGGCGGACTTTTGCAGGGTGGCCGAATACGCGCTGTTGTACGGGTTGGTGGCGTTCGACTGAATCGCGGTGAATTGAGTCGGCACCTTCGCCAGCGTGAGCGATGGGTACCAGATGTGCTGGTACTTGGACACGACGTTGCCGGTCGTGCTGTCCACCTCTTGAATGCCGATCGTGACGATCATGCCGACGTTGTTCAGCACTTGTGGGCGGATGTTCTCGCCACCGACCAGCCCGCCCGAAATCGCGGTCGTGTTGACCAGCGCGTCTGCGGTCAAGAAGGCCAGCGACGGCGAATCATCGGTGAATTGCATCTGGAACACCGAGATTTCACCCGGGGCGATGTCGAACGTTCCGGCGAACTCTTGCCCGACGAACCGTTGCACCACGATACGGTTTTGGCCGGGCGTGCCGTTATCGACGATACCGGCCACCAGCGCGTTGGACACCTCGGTATTGGCTGGGGTGGTGTCTTCGATGACCGCGTCGGTGAACTGCCCCATGGCGTAGCCTGCGGTGTTCTTCTTGTGGATGAGGGCGCGGTACAAGCCCGCACGAAACAGCGTCTTTCCGTAGTAATTGGCCATTATTGGCCTCCTGTCATGAGATATGCGAACGTGAGGGTGGCGGAAACGCCGATGTGCGCCGTGCCGTCCGGCGCGCTAAGCTCCCCGATTGCGGCAGTGGTCAACAGGGCGCTGGTCGGGATGAGCGCGGGGTGTCGAGACGGGTATGCCGCGCTCAGCAAATCCCGCGTGCTGGCCACCATGAACCCTTGCACAATCGCGTGCAGGTCATCCATGACCACCGATTGGAACGCCGCGTCGGTTTGCGTTTGCGTCAGTTTACCACGATGCAGGTTCATCCGCACCGTGGCCGTCACCCGCGCATCGCGCAAGCTGCCCGCCGTCGGCACCACGCTGACGAAATTCGACCAGTAGACCGCGTTGCCGGTCTGCACGAACCCGAACGGGTAGGCAACGCTACCGGCCACCAATTCTTCTTGCACCGCGCCCAAGCGGGTCATCAGGTCGGTCAGGGCACTAGCCACGGCGCACCTCCAACAGCTTGGACACGGTATCAATGAACTGCCCGCGCACATCGGCCAGCACCAATTCCACGGCCACCCCGACCACATCGTCGGCTTTCGGCCAGCCCGTGTTGACATGGAACGGCTGTTGGATGGACGGGTCTTGCACCGTGCCGTACACGAATTGGGCGTGGGGCACGCGGTTGCTCACGGCCAGCGCAGTCACGTTGCCCACTTGTTCGGCCTCGACTTGCCAGCCCCGCGCCGTTTGGCCGGTGCGCTGGTACGGGATACCCTTGCCGAACCCACGGGTGGCAAAGAAGGCGCGCCGCTGGCGTTCCGACTTCCACGCGATGGGGTAACGCACGGGGCGCGGTGCCTCGGCAAGCGATTGCACCTGCGGGGTGACGCGCTGGGCGGCCTCTTGCGCCGCTTGGGCGATGACCGCCGGAAACGCCTTACTGAAGACGCTGGTGGTCTTGACGGTGGTGTCTAGAACGCTGATGTCGTCAATCATATCCCCCCCACAATCCCGCTGGGGCGCAAGTTGACCAGCACGCTCTTGAGTTCTGCCGGTAGGTCGGTGGGGTACGTGACTTGCGCCACGCCGTCGAATGAGGTCTGTTCAAACGCGGCGCGCCGTGACCACAGGTAGGACACCCACCGCGTCGCCACGCGCCGGATGACCGGTGCCGGTTGGAACGCGCTGATGACCGACCCCGCCGTATGGCTGGCCGCCGTCGTGCCGTTCACCCCACGGATGACCGTGGCCGTGTGGTCGTGCGCCTCGGTGACCCGTAGGTACTCGGTGCCGATACGGATGAGCATCCCCGCCGATAGGGTGTTGTTGTTGTCGGGCGTGATGGTCGTGGTCGTGCCGTTGATAGTCGCGTCCAACGTGTCCACCGCCGCCCATGCGTTCGCCCAATCGGGGTGGTAGCACCACTGCCCGCTCACGGCAATCGCCTCATACGGCAGCGTGTTGCCCCCCAACTGGTAAAAGTGGTACAGGGTGCTGGTCATCGCCAGCATAAGGGCGGGGCTGGTACCGCGTGGGCGCAGCTGCACGCTTGCCGTGGCGTTCGTCCCATCGCCCAGCACCACACTGGTCAGTTCGACCAGCGGGTAGCGCAGGGTCAGGGTCAAGCCGTCGGGAGACACCGGCGTCCGCAGGGCGTCGTGGTAGTAGGTGGCCACCCGCGGCTCCAACGGGAGTTTGAGTTCGACCGTCTCCAACCGCCCGCTGGCTTGTTCAATCAGGGTGTACAGATACGCCTTGTCATCGGCGCTTAGCTCACCCGTGATTTTCGATTCTGCGATGATGTCGGCAAGCGTGCACAAGGTGCTCATGGGTTACTCCACAATCAACAGCCAAGCCACAACGGCCTCGGTAAGCGCGTTGGATTGCGCCACCGTGACCTGTAGCGCCGTGCCGCCCAGCGCGATGGGCAAGCGCACGCCCGAGACCGCCGCGCCCGTGCCGTCTTGGGCTTCAACCGTCGGGTAGTACGCGCCCGACGTGTTGTTGTTCGACACGGTGAGCAACGTGCGACTGCCCCCACCCGCCTCGGCAAGCGTCACATCGGTGGTGTTCGGGGCGCTGGCGTGGTAGTCCAGCTTGACGCCCATCAGCAACCCACTGTAGGCCGATGTCATGCCCGTGCCGGTGGCACTGCCGGATGAGCCGGTCGTGGTCACGGGGACGCGCACCCACTTACTCATCTCCCACCGCCTTCTTGCGCCGCGTCACGGGCTTGGGGGCGTCTGGTTCGGGGTCGGGCGTGACCGCTGGTTCGGGGTCGGGCACGGCGGGGGCATCCACCACCACGCGGCGCGCAATCCCAGCCGACACCAAAAACGACGCCAGCCCGAACAGCGCGGGCGCGTCTTCTGCGTACAGGCCGGGGACAATGCGCGCCCAACCGGTGTTCAGGCCGCCGTAGTTTTGCAAGACTTCAATCATGGTACCTCCCTCGCGTGGGGGCGCGATACCCTGCACCCCCACGGCATGACCGGATGGTTAGGCGAACGTGACGTTCAGGTTGGTGCCGGGTTCGACGTACCAGAACCCGTTATAGCTGATGAGCGTGACGCCGTTGCCCGCCGCCGCGCCGAACGTGCCGACATCGGCGCTGGAACCCGCACCGGCAATGCCACCGGCAACGGTCACGGTGTGGGCGAACGCGGTCGTGCTGATGATGACGAGGCGCGCCCCGTCATTGGCCGGTGCGGCCAGCGTCAGGGCGGCGGCACTGCCCTTCGTGATGAAGACGATGCCACCGGCCACCGACAAAATCGCGCCATCAGCGGCCTCGACTTCCACGTTGTGCTGGTATGGCGCGCCTTGACGCAGAATCCACGGAATGGCGCGGGTAGGGATGATGCTCATGCTCAGACCTCCTTGTTAGACACCGTCGGACGCGGTGTTGTAAATCAGCGACAGGGCGTCGTTGGAACGGGCGACGAGCGACATGTTGAAGCCGCCCACGTAGGTGTTGGTGTCGGACAGCGGGTCACGCACGACCTCGAGGTTGAAGGCGCGTTGGAACCCCAGACCCCAGTAGCGCGGGTAGACGAGGATGATCGTGCCACGGGTGTTGTTCGCCGCCGTCACGCTGATTTTGCCCGCGGTGTTGGTCGGCAGGATGAAGCCGGTGGTGAGCGTGTCGATACCCCACATGCGGACGATTTCGCCGCCCTCGAGGGTGGCAAACGCGCTCACGTCACGGGTCAGGATTTCGGGAATGCCCAACGCGGCTTGTTCGGCACCGGCGCTCAGGATGTACACGAGGCGGCTCTTGTCGGCACGCAGTTTCGACGGCAACAGCCCCAGCGCTTGCTTGAACGTGTCCGAGCTGATGGTGCCGCCCGCGTTCGCCGATTGCGCGGTGTTGGTGACCAGACCGAACTTACGCAGGCCGTTTAGCCCGACATAGTACGGGGATTGCAGGCCGGTCGGGACGGTGGAGTCAATCCGGTTGATGTTGGTGTTCGCGGCGGTGGCCGTGTCACCGTTCATGATGAGGTTTTCGATGGTTTCCAGCGCCACCTCACGCATTTGGTACGCCACCTGACCGGCGATGTCGGCAGGGCTGCTATCGCCCAAGCGAACGGTGAACGAGCTGGCCAGCTTCGTGTACGCCAGCGTGGCGGTCACGCGCCCCGTGCCGAACGGGCTGATGTTGACCGTGACCTCGGGGCGTCCGTCAGCACCGACGCTGTTGGCCTCAGGGCTGTTGTACGGGACGGGGTCGGCACCTTCGGTGAAGAAGACCGCTTCCTTAGCGCCCAGCGGCACCTCTTTGGTCTGCATCCCCTTGGCAATCAGCGCCTCGTAAATCCGGCGCTCACGGGCGGCTTCCCAGATGTCGCTCCCGTAGGCCACGGCCACCCACTCGAGACCCTGACCGGTGATGTCCGTGGCGTCCAATTCGTTGGCACGCCACGGCAACACGCTACGCAGGCTGCGAATGGCGTCGCCCGACATGCGCTTGCCGCCCTTGCCGGACATGTCTTCTTGCATCCGGTAGGCCAGCGCACGCAACAGGCGCTTGTCCGAGTCTTTGGCGTATTCCAGCCCAATCCCCGTGGCCTTCAGGTTGGCACGGGTGATGAGACCGGCGAACGCCAGTTCGGTGCTGTCGAGGTGGTCGTATTCGCTCCCGACGCTGATGGTCGGGGCGCTGGCGCGTTGGGTCAGGCCGCCGTCTTGCGCGGCGCGTTCCGATGCCCCCGACCCCAGCCCTTCGGTCTTGCTTTGGCCGTGCAGCGGCGCGTCTTGCTTGGCTTTGGCCATGGCGGCGCGGGCAGCGGCTTTGATGTCCTGCTGACGGCGCACGTGCTTGCCCATCAACTCGGTGGCCATGCGGGTCATCAGGCCGCGCATTTCCTCTTCATCCATCGGCTTCTCGGGGTCGGTGGCTTTGGTGTACTCATCCGCCGCCATTTCGACCTCGACTTCGGGCATGGTGATGCCCATCTCCAAAAGCAGTTCCGTCAAGACCTGCTTGATTTCCTCGCGAGTCATCTCGCGCTCCTTTGCCGGTGAACCGGCGGTTCTCTGTACGGTAGTGTCTAGCCTGCGTGCGGTTTCGTGCCCTTCGCCGTTGCCCTCTTTAGCCATCAGCTCTTTTAGGGACGGCAGGCCGCGAATATCGGCGGCAGACCGAATGGTCATGATTTGGGTGCGGTCGTTGGGGGTGGCCGGTATCGGGGTCATCGATGCTTCGACCACGTACCACCGTTCCATGTGCCCATCCTCGGCAACCTTGACCGACGCGGGCACTGCCCCACTTGACCACCCTAGCTTACCACGTTTTGCCAGCGCATAAATCGCGCTCTCGTATTCATCCCGTAGGTCAAGTTGCGCTTGCACCCACAAGCCGACATCGTCCACCTTGCCCTTGACCACGCGCCCGATGGTACGCACCGCCATGGTGTCATCGTGCCCGTGGTGGTACAGCACGTTCTTGCCCTCGAGTGGCCAGTTGCTCAGGTCGTAATCCGTCTGCCCGTCAAAGTACGTGTCGTAAAAGTCTTTTTGGGCGGCGGTGGTGAAGGGCACCAGATACCCCTCCACCATGCCGGTGTCCCCGACCGCACGCACCGCCGTGCCGAATGCGTATTTCTTGTCTGCCGTGCCCATCCTAACCCTCACTTCCCATCACTTGCATAAACGCCAGCGCTTGCGCCTCGGCACCGGCTTCAAACTGAAGCACTGAGCGGTTTTTCGGCCCGAACAATTTCGGGATACGCCCGGGCGTCCGCTTCTTGCCCGGCGTCGGCACAATCTTGCATTGGCAATTCCACCCCCCGCACTCGGTAGCGTCACACGGCACCAGCTTGCGCCCAAAGTAATTGAACCACTCCCCGAACCGGTACACGCGCTGGTTCAACTGCACGCAGTCACGGCATTTTTCGACCGTGCGCCCCTGCACGAACGTGGCCATGGTGTCCAGCGCGGCGCGTGCCAGCCCCTCGTTATAGGCCGGTAAGATGGATTTATTCCACCACAGTTTGGCGCGGTCGTTGATGAGGCGACTGGACAGTTCCTCGCCTTCGGGCGTGGCCGCGATTTCCGCCGCGAATTGCACCGTGTAGGCGCGTTGCTCCCCGAGGTGCTCATCCAACCATGCGCGGTCACGGTCGGTCAGGGCGTGGTCGGGCACACCACCATCCTCGTACCCATCCACCATCACGGCGTAGCAGAACCGCGTCAAGAAGGCGAACAGGTCGGTGGCCAGTTGCCCCGCGTCAATGCGCCCCAACTGTGCGCGCCGCACCAGCCGAAAGAATTCGGTCTCAAACCGTGCCCGCTCTTGCTGCACCGCCCGTGCGCTCAGCACCCCCAGCGTGAACGCCCGCACCGCGTCGGCAACCGCCTGTTCGGTTTCTTCGTCGATGTCGGGCAGGCCGTGGGCGCGCCGGTGTTCGATTTGGCTGCTCAGCATGTCCATGCACGCCGTGCGGTAGGTGTCCACCAGCACGCTCACAGACTCGGGCAGGCGCGGCGGCACGACGCCCGCACGGGCGTTCAGGGTCATGCGCCACCGCTCAATCCCAGCCTGACGCGCCGCACCGTCATCGGTCACGAGGTCGGCAGTCAGCAACCCGACCAATGCATCATCGGCCTGTTGCCACTGGAACGCCCGTTGGGTGTGCGTGCCGTTGCGCGTGAACTTGACGAACCGCTCAAATTCGGTCACGACCGCCCGCGCCGCCAGCCGGTCGATTTCCTCGCGCACCACCTCTTTCATGTGGTCTTCGCCGCGTGACCCGATGACGCCCCACTTGATTTGCGCGATGACCCCAGCCAATTGGAAGTTGTCGCTGTGGCGCGCCGCCCACGCCTCGCGCTCCCGTATCCAGCTTAGCACACCGTCGCTATCGTCGCCCTCACGCGCCTTGCCCCAATACTCGAACGCCTCGTTACCGCGCTCATTCCCGCCCGCGTCCCACACGTCGGGGTGCTCATCCTTCAGGCGGGCGGCGTAGGCGTAATCGAATTGGGGGTATTGCGAGTTCCTCAGGCTGATTTTTTGGTCATCGCCTTGGGTCGGGAAGTTGGTGACATCGGCGGCGCGGTCGGGCAGTGCCATGGTCAACGGCGCTTGCGAGGGCGTGGGTGTCGGGTCGGGCACAGTCCGCATACCCATCCCGGGCGCGCCCAGCACGCCGTACTTCCACAACGACGGCAATTCCGCCGTCGGCACGAACCCGCTGAACCCCTCGACCTTCCACAGGTCTTTAAACGCCAGCGGGGGCTGTTCGACGCCAGACGCCTTTTGGTAGTCGTACAGGGTCATCGCGGTCGTTGCGAGGCGCTGTGCCAGCAACTCTTGCTTGACGCGGTCTGCATCGGTCACGAACTCGTATTGGCCGTGGTCAAACTCGAATCGGTAGACGCCGGTCTCATCAAAGAACGGCAACACCACGAGGTTCATCGTTTCTTCGATGATGTCCAAGTCGGGCTTCAGGGTGACGCGATAGAACCACTCGAGAACGTCGTCATTGGCCTTGTACTGGGCGCTGTCGGTGTCGCCCGCCAAAGACCGCGGCACGCCGAACGCGCTGCAAATATCGCGCACCAACGAATCGCTGGTGTGCAGTTGGTCGTCCAACTTCGTCGGGTTGATACTGGTCACGTCCAACGGCGTGCCCA